CGGGTAGACGCGCCCGGCCTCGCGGCTGTCAAGGTCCTTCTGCAGGACCAGCTTCTTCCGCATGGCGATGAGGTTCGCCGCCGAGATCGCGGACGCCGTCAGGTTGGCGTGCGTCGCGTGACCCAGGGCGAGGGTGTCGTAGATCGCGGTGTTCGCCGTGATCAACGCGAAGACGATCTCGTTGAGCGTCCGGTCCGCGGCGCGGGCGAACTTCAGCGGGATCTGCCGGATCTTGCCGGTGTCGTCGTTGAGGATCATCTCCCAGGTCCAGGAGGTCAGGCCGCCGCGCTTCGCGAGCAGCAACGTGACTTCCTCTTCCGAGGGGGTGGTTCCGGCATCGACGTAGGGCGCGTCTTCGGCGACCGCGGCGAAGTTGGGGAACTCTCCCATCTTGTCGATGCGCCACGTCTTGAAGTCGGAGACGTTCTCCGACCGCGCGACGAGCTTCCACTGCATCGCCTGGGTGAGCCATTCCTTCGCCAAGATCTTGTGGGCGCGATCGGAGAGCAGGAGCGGGAACGACGCCGTCGTCATGGCTTCGAGGGCGCCTCCACCCCGCACAGCCATGTAGTTCTGGAACATCGCGACGTTGGCGAGGTCCATCCCCTCCATCACGCCCGAGAGACGCTGCTTCCGGCCGCGAGCGTAGAAGTCGCGGCCCTCGCACATGACGTCGCCGGTCGCGATGCCGTAGAGGCGGCGGATGCTGTTGAACGCCGTGACGGTCTTGACGAGCTTCCCGTCCTTGTCGCGGACCTCGCCGTTCGCCTTGCCTTCGAGGAGCGCGTCGACGGCCGCGATGAACTCGTCGCGGTTCGTGAACTCGGGGAACGTGACCGACGACCGACGCGCGGACTCCAGCATCCCGCCGTCGCCTGCCTGGCCGTCGCCGAGGCCCTTCTTCAGACCTGCGACGAACTTCTCGGTGTACTCCGAGGTGATCGTCCCCTGTCCTTCGAGGACGGCGTCGAGCTGCTCGCGTGCGAACTTCGCCACGCCCTCGGGGAGCTTGGCGCTCGATAGCGCCGCCTCGATGACGGACTTGCCGCTCGCCTTCAGGAGCGTCTTCACGTCCTTGTCGAGGCCCTCGACCAGCGACTTCATCTTCTTGTCGACCGCCGGAGGATCGGGGTCTTCCGACTCCAGCCGCGCGGGCACATCGGCCTTCTTCACCGGAGGCTTCACTTCGGCCGCGGGAGCGGTCGCTGCGAGCGCCTCGAGGACGGGCGCCTGAGCCGCGGCGTCGATCTTCACGCCGACGGCTTCGAGGAACGCGCCGACCCACTCCGCGTACCCCTCGCACAGCGCCTTGATGGAGCCGACCTCGTCGGTCGGCCGCTTGGACGCGCTCTCCAGAGCGGCGCGCTTTTCCTTCGGCAAGTGCCTCAGGAGCCTTGTGATCAGGTCCTTCATCTGTCTGTCCTCCTGAAGCGCCTCCAGCACGGCCTCAAAGGCCCCACCGGCGCTCGGAAAAGTGACCACGTCGAAGCCGACGACTCGGCTGACTGATTCGAGCTCGAGACCGCCCTCGGGAATCGCCCGCCCCGTCAATCCGTCCGGGGGGACGTGGATCGAGAGGCCGAGCTTGCGCCCCACAGCGCTGGCACTTTCGAGAATCCTGCGGAACCACCCAGCGTCCGTCGGGATCTCGATGTCGGACTCGATCGCCGCGACGTCGCCGTCGACGACAACCTTGGCGTTCCGGATGTATCCGACCGTCGCTTCGGTGAGGCGCTCGGGGAGCAGCCGCGCGATCGCCGGCGGGAGCTTGGCGCGGAGAGAAGCCCAGTGCGCGAGCAGCGAGCCGTCGTTCGACTCGCTCATGTCGTAAAAGTGGATCGGGACGCCGTCGAGGAGCTTGACCATCCCCTCGAGCACCTTGCGAGTCCAGCGGTTACCGTTCTTGGACACACCCTCACGGATCAGGCGTGCACGGACGCGGCCCCCACCGGATTCCAGGATCGTCCCGAGGAACTCACGCATCGGCGTCGTCGCCCTTGCCCTTCTTCGGCTTGGCGGCCTTCGGCGGATCGACCGCGAGCACGTCGGCCTGCGATCCGTCCTCGAAGACCAGGTGCACCCACGGCTTCACGAGCTCGCCGTCGAGGTGCGCGTCGGTGCCGAGCTCGCTGCGCGTGTTGAACGCCGCGGCGACGATGTGCTTCTCGGTGGCCTTGGCCTCCTCGAAGCGGTACGTGATCAGCTTCGGGTTGTCGGGATGCTTTTCGGCCACGCGCTCGCGCGCCTTCCCGGAGTGCGCGATGTCGTTGCCGAACTTCTTCAGCTCACCGTCGGCGTCCATCGGCCCGATGACCGTGGCCTTGCCGGCGAAGAACGCCTTCACGGTGGCGTCGATCGAGGCTGAGACTTCATCGCTCGCGCGCGCCTGGGTCAAGACGGCGACGTCTTGCAGCCCGACGTCCTTCATGTGGTATTGGTTCTCGATCTTCTGCATCGGTCCCTCCCTCAAGCCGCGGCGGCGAGCGTCATCGGCACGGCGATGAGGTAGCAGCCGCAAAAAACGGTGGCCTCTGGAGGCCCCGCTGGATCACGTGGGAAGCGCATCAGGACGACGCGCGCGCCGTGGCTCTTGGTCGCCGGCACGGGTACGCGGAACTTCTTGTCGGCCGCGACGATCTGTCCGTTGATTGCGGCGTGCTCCTGGCGCGCGATGTGCGACCACATCCACTTCTTGCCCGTGGGGGTGCGCCGATTCAGATCCTGGATGCCCTGCTCGGTCGTGATCGAGTGCGCGCGCAGGGTCTCGGTCACGTAGATCCGCTCGGCCTTGTAGCTCCAGGCCGATGGCCCGCCGAGCGCGCGGTTGATCGCCGCGATCGATTGCTGCTGATCTCCGATCCCAAGGGCCGCAAGGCGAATGGCGGAGTTGACACGCTTCAGCATCTCGGCGCCGATGCCACCGCTTCGGACGCCGATCAGGTCGGCCGAGAAGTGCAAGATGGCGTCGAGCTGTGTCGGCGAGATCGAAAGCGCCGAGAGGCCAGAGCCGCCGGCCGTGAAGGCCGACCGGTAGGCGCTGAGCCCGCGCTGCGCGAGCTCGACCTGCGCTGAGGCTCCATCCCGCACGATGCCGACGACCCGGTTCGACATCTCGTCGATGCGCACCGCAAGCGCGCGGAGCAGCTGCTCGGACGCGGCGCGCCCGAAGCCTGATTGCCCCGCGATGAACGGCGCCGCCTCGCGCAGGAACGTGGAGTACTCCCGGCGGATCCGCCAGACGTCCTGGACGCGAATGACGCGGCTCCTGCGGATCAGCGCCTGAATGCGGCGCTCGTACTCGCTCAGGGCGCGGGTGACGTCGACGCTAAGCTGCGCCACGTTCCCCCCTCGCCTTCGGATCTGCGTTGTCTCCGCCGCCGGCTCCGTCTAGGAGCTTCTGAATCTTGTCGAGGTCCGCGTTCGGATCTTCCTCGGGAAGCGTGGCGTCCTCTTCCTCGAGCTCGTAGCCGACTTCCCTGATCGTCTGGACGATGACCGCGTTCGCGGCCTCGCGGGAGAGCAGGTTGTCGGTCGTCGCCTGAGACATCGCGAACACGACGTCCTTCAGCACCGTGGCGCCCCGCGACTTGTCCTTCCCGCCGACCTCGGTGTGCGACATCTCGAAGCCGAAGTCCGTGACGCCATTGATCGACCCGGCGCGCTTCCGGAGCTCCAGCGAGACCTCGACGAGGCGGTGGAAGCGCTCGAGCAGCCGCGACTGCTTGCGGCGCATGCGCTTCATCGGGACGAGCTCTTGAGCCTGAGCGGTAGCGAGGTTCGTGTCGGACCCAGACCCGCGCCAGTGCTCCGGCATACCCTTCGCGCCGTAGATGTTGAGCGCGACGATCTGCTCGAGCTTCTCGGATGCGGTCTTGGCGATCGAGCCTTGGAGCAGCTGCACCTCGACCTTGTCGTTGTGGCAGATGACCTTCGGGCGGTCAGGCGGGGTCGCGAGGCCGAGCTCCTCGATCTTCCGTCGGGCCTCTTCCGGCGTGCTGATCCCCTCGGCCGAAATGTCCAGGATGAACAGGCGCAGCAGCTTCGAAATTTCGAGGTCGGTCCACAGCAGCTCGTCGTGGATGTCGACGTAATCCAGGATGTTGAGCAGCTCCGATCGGCCGCGCTTGGCGCCCTCGGGCCGGTTTTCGAACCAGGCGAACGCGAGGCCATGGACGTCCACGGTGTTCAGGCTCGTCGAGGCGTCCCCGCCGACGATCTTCTCCGTGATGCGGTAGCGAGGCGCGCTCTCATCCTGCCCGGCGACCGCCGGCAGCACCTGGATGGTGACGTTCTCGTTCAGGCAATCGAGGACGTAGTAGGTGCGATCCTTGGCCCCGGGGGTCGCGGGCAAGATGTCGAGGAATACGTCGCGGCACAGCGAGTCCTGCCGCACGCCCTTCACGATCTCCGGGCCAATGTAGCCGAACTCGAGGTGCCCGTCGATTGCCGAGAGCGTCGCCGGCATGAACCGCTCGCCCTCGAGGAACAGCGATCGCGTCATCGACTCGTGCCGTGACGCGAGACGATTGCGCGCGTCCGCCCAGATCTCGTCGAGCACCTTTTGCAGCTCGGTGTTCTTCGAATCGACGGCGGTCGGCTTGAAACCGTCGCCGATGCAGAAGTCGAGCAGGATCTCGATGATGTTCGAGCCGGTCCCGCGCAGCGCATAGACCTGGTGGCATTGGCGCAGGACTTCCATCCGCTTGGACTCGAAGAAGTCGCGCGCGCTGTCATCGGCCGAGCTGCTCAGGATGCGGAACAGCGACTGGTTATGCAGCCCTGGCAGCTTGGCGTCCGGATCGCCGCCGGCGGCGAGCAGCGATTCGAGCGTGTCCTTCCGGTCGAGCGCCTGCGCGAGCATCTGCTTCAGCTGATCGTTCGACGGGGACGCCTCGGTCGTCGGCTTTGGAGCGCTGCCGCGCATGAGAAATGGTCTGCCCAGGACCGAGATGACCGCCTCGCGGAAACTCATGCCTCGTCCTCGTCCCGCCGGCGAAGCTCGTGTCGGTTGAAGGCTCGGCTGCGGCTCCCACGATCGAACGGAGAGTGCTGGCCGCGGTAGGTGTCGGGCGCCTGCGTGGATACGCCGACCCCAGGCCCGAGCTTCACGGCGCGGTGCAAGTAGGTGAGCGCCTTGATCCCGTCGATGTGCCGGTTCGCGCTCCCCTTCCCGGTCGGCTTCGTGAGTCGCATGCTGTCGTGGGCGCGGATCTCGTACTTGGTGTGGCGCGCCTGGGCCTGCAGCTCGCGGAGGATGTCGTCCTCGGCTGGGTCCGCCTTCCACATCTTCACGCGGTCGGCGTTGAGCCATGCGAGCAGCGAGTAGCAGTCCTCTGAGACCTCGGGCGCCGTGGCCTTGTACGGCTCGATCACCGGGTGCTCGCGGTTGACGGCGCCGGCGGTGGGCTCGCCCACGCCGCGCGCGTCGATGATCCCGCCCACCGCATGCCAGTGCGCCACGAGCCTCTTGATGTCGGGCGTTGCAGCCTCGTGGTGCTTGCCGGTCCACCAGGACCCGCTCACGACGCGCACGTCAATCTTGTTGTCGGGTCCGATCGTCTGCTTCGGATCCCACTCCAGCACGAGCGCGAACGTGGAGTCCCTCTCGGGCTCGAGCTCCCTGACCTCGTCGTCGTCGAGCTCATGCTCGGACTCGCCGCCGATGTCGATCACGATCGCGTAGTGGTAGCCGTCGCGCGGGCCTTCGAGGCGTGGGTGCGTGCCGCTGAAGAGCGACGCCCGATGTGACTCTTTCAGGTATGAACCACGGGACTCCACGGGGATCATGTCGTATTGCGTCAGGACGATGGGATGGTCGGCGCCGAGCTCCCGGACTCGGCTCTCGTAGTGGCCGGCGTAAGCCTTCGACAGCTCACACCAGATCGCAGCGGGGTAGATGAGCAGGCGATCGGTGCCGTCGGCCTTCTCCCGGTACTCGTGGAGCATGTCGAGCTTGTCGGCCGCGACGCCCCACAGGAGTGCTGGCGCGTTCGTCGACGCGGTGAACGGACCGAAGTCCTCTTCGAACTTGCCGGCGTCGATCTTGTGCGCCTCGTCGGCCGAGAGCGCGATCGACGCGGTGGCGCCGACGACGTTCGCCGTAGGGCCCGCGGACAAGAACTGGATTTCCGCGTGGCCGGCCTCGTAGATGTAGCCCTCGCGCGGGTTCCATCGTCCGCGCACGAGAGGGTCCGCCTTGAGGTGCTTTTCGAGGCGGCGCTTGGAGTTGACGAGCTGAGGGCGCGCCGTCGGCGCCGCGCGAACCCAGGTGCTCCCTGGAACGCCGCGCCATGCGGAGAGAGCGCGCGCTTCGAGAAAGGCCTCGGTCTCGTTCTTACCGGTCTGGCGGGACATCAAGACGGCGATCACTTCACCGTTGCGATCGGCGATCGCGCGCTCGCAACGGTTGACGATCTCCAGCTGAGGCCAGGGCAGGCGGCCCTGTGCTTCGTAGGGGCGGAGGTCGCGGCCGAGCTGCTTGGCTCGGATAGCGTCCGCGCGCCCGAACATCAAATAGCGGTGGTACTCCGGGTCCTTGAGCGCCGCGAGGCACATATCGAGAGCGATCGCCATCAGGACGAGCGCCGCCGCGGCGACTTGCGCGAGTGCGCGGCCTTTAACCATTCTTCGTGGCCCAGGAGATCGTTGTCGTTGCTCTCGGTGCCGCCGACCATCTCGAGGATCCGGGCCCGACGGGCTTCCATGCGCGAGATGAGGTTGAGGTACTCGCTGACGATGTCGGCGTAGGAGCGAATGCTGACGCTCTGGCCACCAGCAGACACGGAGCTGGGGATCCCGCCCTTCTCCTGCTCCCCGACTCTCTTTTGGTAGCCGTACAGGTTGGTGCGGGCGAGGGCGAGTTCGTGATCGAGCTTTCCGATCTCGAGCATGGCCCGCGCGTAAACCGGTTTGAGCTCGTCTCGGAGGATTTCGCTGTAAAGGCCGTGCTCGATGGGGCGACCTCCGCGGATCGGATCGCCTGGAGCGGCCCGCTCCTGGACGCCGCCG